CAAGGAAGCGCAGAAAAGGGAGAGACTCTGGAGAATAGGAGAGGAAGGATGCACATACAGCTTGAAATTTCCTAGCCGATGAGATCTCAATGTCACCTGTTGCTTCTGAGAACCAGTGAAGGGCGGAGTTATCAGAAGGGAATTGGACTCGTGGCTCATTATACTCGAGTGCAGCTGGGTTTGCGGTACTATGTGGTGAGTATCTCACTTGAATCACTGGGACTCCGTCATTACGGTCTGTGCTAAGGACACTTCTAATTGACCGCTTAAGTGGATGTAATCTCAATCCTGAATTAACCCGTTCGACTATTCTCGTGACAGCGTCAAAAGGGAGGATGCTCATTGAATCTCCTGAGTTTATAGCATCACGCCAAGCTTTGAATGATTCTCTGCATCTCTTACTATCCTCAGCTTGGAGTTTGCGAAGGTCATTGCGCCGGATCAATCGGATGGCTCCAGAACCTCTGACCAATGCCATCGCCTTAGTAAACTTGATCCAAGGGGGAAGTGCCATCGTCAAACTAGAGAGCGCCCTATGATCTCTTATCCACCGAGGTCAAAGCATCAGTTACCAGTCTGTCTATGACAGGTGTGATAGGGTGGCTGCCAATGGCTCCTGTAAGGGAAGCAGGAACCGATGATTTGATCATCTCAATTGCCTCCATAAGGACTCCAATGCCACTTGTGTCTGGGAGTGAGGAGCTGAGAAGGCTGCCCATAAGCACTCTAGAAGCTGATGGCTTAACTCCATTCACCACAAACTGAAGGAAAGATGCAATTGCCTTATACAGAGGAGCATCCATCTTTGATAAACCCTCTAGGTCAGCTATGAACTCTGCTACTGTATCTATATCAGAACCCATACACAGTTCCATGGGTGATCTAATTCTCATGCCTCCTAACGCGACAGGTACGATCAACAGAGTTTCATTTGCTCTATTGTCATCATGCATCATGAAATTGGATATATAAGTAGAACAGATGAATCGCAAAAGTATGTAGGCGGAGAGAGGATTGGCTCCTGCAGAAACTGCTGCTGAAACTTGGCCTTCAAATGATGAGATACGCATCCTCAATGGGGCTAAACCTCGGGAGCTTTTGAGTACACCGACAGATGAGATCTCCTTGAACCACATAGGAAGCAATCTTCCATTGTGGCACATGTCTCCAAGATATTCCCAGATCTCACTACTGACCATTGTTTTCCCCAAGTGAAATACCAGACCGTGCTTAGCGTACGTAGCTTGGATTCTCATTACTCGTTGGTAATTGTCGGAAGGATCATGTTGGACTGGTGAATAGAAAAGGAGGAGTCCATCATCTGAATACGTGAGGATCATTCCACTTAGTCCAGTTGACTTGAGTGCCACCTCCATTATAGCTGCGTGAATAGACGACCACACAAAGTTCAA